CCCTTGGTTTTGATCTTGCCCAGCACGCCGTCTGCCGTCGCCTTGCCTGCGGCAATGGCTTTGCGCCAGCTGGGCAGCAACTCTGCAAACTGCTCGGGGGTGTAGGCGGGCTGGTGGGCGGCATCCTCTACCGTGCCCATGTGCTTGACTGGTGCAGCTTCTACGATGCGCTCTGCCTCGTCCTGGTCATAGATACCGCCGTACCCGAAGGCCAAGCGTGCACACTGGATCATGGCTTTGTGGCGCAGCATGCGGCGCGGGTGCGATTGCCAGGGGCCCATGCCATTGCGCTTGCACTCGGCCATCCACTCCGTCACTTTGATAGGCCGGTTGCGGTCTTTGCGGTAGATGATGCAGGTGCAGCTTTCGTCGTTCTGCTCAAACTCGATACCGTCGAACTGCGGGTGTGAATTGATGATCCGACTCCAGCCGTCCACGCCCACAACGGGCACGATGCCGTTGTTCTTGTCGGGGAAGGCGTAGATTTCCTTGGTCCAGGGGTTCAGCGCGTACTGGTTGGCGACCACCAGCAGGGCGGTCATCTGCGCGTCGCTCACCTGGCCTTTGAAGGCCGTGGCCTTAAGCGTGCCGATCAGGTCGGCGCCGTCGCCCATGTCGAGTTTGGTGGCCAGTGTGCGGGTGAGGGTGGCAAGTGCGTTGCTCATATCGTGCATCCTTCGTGGTGTTTACGCTTTGCGGTGATGTAAGCCTGGTGGGCTTCGGCGGCTGCCGGGAAAGTCCCAAGGTGGACGTAGCGGCCGTTGAGATTGATTCGCGCCTCGAACGTCCCGCAGCGCGTTTTTTTGACTCCAAGCAATCCAGTCTGGTTGTCTCTACGGGCCGTCTTGAGGTTCTGCTGGTTCACTGAGCGGCTCACGTCGCGCAGGTTGGCAATCCTGTTATCTGTGCGGATGCCGTTGATGTGGTCGATGTCGCCAGCTGGCCAAGCCCCGTGCGTCAGTAGCCATGCAAGACGATGGGCGTGATACAGGCGTCCGAAGCAGCGAATGACGATGTAGCCTTTGTCATTGACTGATCCCGCTTTCATGCCCACGGGAAAGCGCTTTGCGGGGGATGTGTTCCAGGTAAACGAACCAGTGATTTGGTCGTAGGCCAAAAACTCCAACAGCCAATGACGAAGCACCGCCAGGGCCGCGCCTTCTGGGCTCGCGGTGCTTTCTTGAGTGGCAAAGTTCATACAAGCCTCATTTGGTGGTTGTTTCGGATGGTCTTGACGGGCTGCTTGAGCCTGGTGTTCTGCCCTACGTGCCAAAACCCGCAATGGGCGCAGCGGTAGGGTGCGAGCGGCTTTTCAGTGCGCTGCCGGGCGCGCTTGCTGGCTGCTTTGGCCGTTGCCAGCGTGTGTTGCACTTTTCCTGTTGGGCACTGCATGGCTCATGCCCCATAGGTGCGCAGCATCCACAGCACAAGGGCCATGGTGACAGTGACGAACCACAGTGCGAAAGCGAGAAAGGGGTTCATGGCTGCCTCGCCACGGTGTACGCCTTGCCTCTTTTGGGTGTGCACACCAGCGTCTTGTCGTCCTGCCACTCAGCCAGCGCGCCCGGCCCGCAAACCGCCTGGCCTGCGAATTCACGCGATGCCCGAGCGGCTTCTTCTTGCTGGACTTTCACCAGTTCATCGGCGTGTCCGAATTCATCGCGGTAGTCGGCATCGCTCACAAAGCAAAAAGCGCCAATCACGGCGCTTAGTACGATGGCGGTGCCCCAATTCGGATGTAGTTGTTGGCTCATGCTTGCCCCCTTGCTTTGAGCATTGCGTCTGCAATCTCGTAGGCGCGGCCTGCGAAATAGTCAGCCCTGCTCATGCCGTGTGTTGTATCGTTGGCGCAGGTAGCAATGATTTGAGAAACTGCCTGCCCTGCAAAGTAATCGCGCATGTTGATGCCTGCTTCGGCCAGGAACTGCTGCCCGTCTGCGTGGTGGTCATAGACTGGAAACGCTGGCCCGCCGTCATTGATCTTGTCAGCCATCACAGCACCCCCTGGCTCTGCAAAAACTCCTGCTGCTGGCGCAGTGCGCGCAGCATGCGGGGGTCTGCGGCTTCGGAGCGCTGCACCTGTTCCCAGGCTTCTGCGCGGGCCTGCTGCAGCTTCTCGTCGCTGATAGGCGGCGGGGCGAATGGCGCCACAAACTGGCGCAGGGTTGCGTGGATGTTGTCCATGGTGCTCTCCAGAAAATGAGTGAAATCAGGTCGCGGCACTTGTGGAATAAGCGCTAGTAGCTATCAAAGCGATAGCGTTGCAGGCATAAAAAAGCCCCGCATTGCAGGGCTGTGTGATAGCCAGCGCGTACCAAATGAGGCAGAGGCGCTGGGCGAATTGAAGATGGCGCTGCAGTTGCTGCAGACGGCAGAATCTCGACCCTCCTGGCGCTACACCGGTTCGCGCCGATCCTGGTATCTGCTTTCACGTTGTTGGCCGACCGGGTTATCCCAATCCTTGAGCCTCACCATCACATCGGCCTGCTGCATCCCCAGCACATCCGGTGCGTGGTCGCGCCCGGCAAATCGAGGGAAGGCTGTTGTGCGCGCTGCTTGATCGGAGCAGCGCCAACAGGCCGATGTGATGGCCCCGGCACTGCCGGGGAGTGGGGGTTACTGGGTGCGGGCCGCGAGCATTGCGTCTGCCATCTCATATGCTCGTGAGGCCAACATCGCAAGCTGCTCGGAGGCATCGAAGCCAACGGGCAAAACGGCGCCACTCAAAAACTGATGCATCGCCTTTGCTGCAAAGTAGTCGCGCAACGTCATCCCCTCATAACGCCATTCTTGGTGGCCCGTTTGCATCCCAGTTTTTGTGGGGAATGCGGGACCGCCGCCCGGAAGATCTTGCGGGTGCATGTCTCTCTCCTGTGTGGTTGGGTCAAACAGCCTCTCGCGCCTTCATGCGCACTTCGGTCTGCTTGTCCAAGTACGGTGATATTTCCGGCTCTTCCGGCAGCAGCGTCTTGATGTAGTCGCGCGCTCTCTGCAATTCGATGTCGTTCGGCTTGTCGCTCGCTTCCGCGATCAGTCGGGCAATGCCGCGAACTTTGAACTCACGCAGTGCGTCACCGTAGATGCGTGCCATGTCACCGACATACGAGCTGACAGCCAGCTTTGCCTGCTCATGCGCGATGAAGTCCGAGAACGACACCCTGCCGCCGCTGGCATCTGCTGTCGCCTTGATGGCATCCATCTTCTCCAGCAACGGCCTGATGCGGCCCAGAATCATGTCCCTGTCCAGGCGCCACATGTGCACCCAGTGGGGCTCATGGTGCGTCGCGCAGTTGCACTCCCTGGCAAGCGCGACGATCTCGCCGTTGATCAGCTCTGCACGCATTGCCAGATCAGTACCCGTGCCAGTTGCAGAGATCGTCTTCCCACTGCAAGAAGCCTGCAGTCCATTGGCCGCCGCCCAGGTGATAGGAGGCGGCGCGCCATTTGCGGCCATCCTGGCCGATCCAGGTGGTGCTGTACCTCACCTCGACCTCTCCTATCTTTGCTAGGTCGTTGGTGATGCTGGTCGCGGTCGATTCAGTCATGGGCTGCTCCTGTTGAAAACCTCAACCGCCTGTCACGCGGCTCAGGTTTGCGCCCCATTGCTGGGGCTTTGTTGGGTTACTGCGATGACTGCGGGAAGGGGTTGGTTATGACCGGCTTCGGCTTCACGTCCGGCGTGCCAATCACCAGCGTTCCAAGGTGTACCGCCTCGCCAATATCTGCACCACGGTCGCGCAGTTCAATCGCCGTTTTTGCCACCTTCACTTCGGCGTTTAAGCTGTTGCTGATCGAATCCAGGCCCTTCGCCATGGCCTCCAGATCGGTGGCGCTGATTTCCTTGCGGGCAAGGGCCAGCAGGGCGTTTGACACGATCCGGCGCAAGTCGCCTTGCGTGGTGACTTGGGGCATGTTGTCGAGCGATTCGACAAGGGTAGGTGCTGCTTTCATTCGTTTTCTCCGGTTGGTTTGGTTGCTGCTTTTTTCAATTCGCGGGCCATGCGCTTGATGGCGAGTTGTTCGCGCTTGAGGGCGATGAGTTCTGGGGGAACTTCGTTTCTGCATTTAGCAATTCCCATCGCTACAAATACAGACTTAACGTAGGAGTCGGACAAGTTATCGCAGCCTTTTCGGCAGGCCTTCATGGAAGCGGCGTCCTGCTTTGCCCGTAATTCAGGCCTGCTAGCTACATATTTTTGGTGTCTAGCATTTACCTTTTTGCGGTTGGCTTTTGCATACTCGCTGGCGCGTTTGCGAAACTTTTCCGGTTCTGCTTGGTACGTTGCGAGGCGCTTTTGTTTGAGTTCGGCGGCGTTTTCATCGGCGTATGCCTTAACCCGTGCGATTTGAGCGTCCCGATTTCGCCAATACCAGGCCTTGAACGAAGCAGCTTTTTTTTCTTTGTTGTTTTCGGCGTATTTCCTTGACGCTGCAAGCAATCTGCTGTGGTCGCATGCTTTGCATACTCCACGCCGCCCGTCTTTGGCTTCTGCCCGCTTGTGGAACTCCACCAGCCCCTTCACTTCCCCGCACTTGCTGCACTTCTTTGTTTGCTCCATGTTGCAGGCTCCTTGAAAACACAAGCGCCAACCCGTGACGCTTGTGTTTCGCCACTCTTGCGAATGGCTTCGCGTGCATCTCCCCCTGTCACGGGCTCACGCTTCGGCCTGGCGCCTTTGTGGCGAATCACTATTCGCCGCCGTGGTGGCGCTCGCGGTTCCGGTAGTCATCGGGGTTGAGCGCCGCACCTTTTGCTTTCTGCCGGTGCTGACGGGGGCAGGGCGGCCTGGGCCACCTGTTCATCCTGCTGCTGTGTTAAGGAACCGTCCGTGGTGACCGCCGATCCGCTCACCCCGTCGCTGCGTTTTGCTGCGATGGGTGTACTGTAGCGCCTCTCGTAATACGCTGCAAGCGTTTTTGTGCTGCCCGAACACGTATGCGAGTAAGTAGTTAAAGAGCCAACAAATAATGCGCCCATAGTATTACAATGCGCGCATGACCGTAGAAAAACCAGTGGTGGGCTGTCTGCGCCTCACCCCAAGCCAGTGGAAGCAGCTCCGCGCCCTGTGGAAATCCCAGGGCGGCATCAAGTGGATGAACGGCATCATCCAGCGCGAGGCGCGCAAGGCGGCGAAGGCCGAGAAAAAGGCTGCCGAGCAATGAGCAAGAAACCCAACAAGTTCCTCGACGTGAATGGCCGCGTCATTGACGACACCAGCGCACGTTATCTGACGGCGGTCTGCACCAGCGTGAGCCGGGAGCAGTTTGACGAGCCGGAGATTCGCGTCGCCAACGCCTCGATGCCGAACGCCCCTGCAGGGTATCAGTGGCCGCATCTCAAGACGCCGGCACGGGAGCTGGTGTGAATTACTACCCATTCCACATCGGGGATTACCTCAGCGCCACCCGGCATTTGAGCTGGGAGGAAGACGCTGCGTATCGTCGGATGCTGGATCAGTACTACCTGCGCGAATCGGCTTTACCAAAAGACCCTGCAGAAGTGGCGCGCTTGATTCGCATGCGTTCCAACGTCGCTGAGGTTGAGGCAGTACTGCGCGAGTTCTTCGAAGAGACGCAAGCCGGCTGGGTTAGCGAACGTTGCGAGCGCGAGATTGCAGCGTACAAGTTCAAAAAGGCAAACCACTGGACGGCAAAGCTCACAAAGCCAAAACGTGCAGAAATGGCTGGAGCGCGCAGGGCCACCAAGATCAATGCAACACCCGCATGGCTGACCAAAGAAGACAGATTGGCCATCGCAACCGTTTATGAGCGCGCAGCAACACTTACCGCACAAACAGGCGAGAAGTATGAAGTCGATCACATCGTGCCGCTCAGATCAAAGGTTGTTTGTGGTCTTCATGTGCCATGGAACCTGGATGTGATTCTTGCCTACAAGAACAGGGAAAAGTCGAACGCGTTTGAGGTGGCCTGATGCACTACTACAAACGAAACCTTGGCGACTACGCAAAGAAAGCTGGACGCCTGTCCATGCTCCAGCACGGTGCGTACACGCTTCTGATAGATGCGTGCTACGACCGTGAACAGTTCCCCACGCTTCCCGAGGCGATTGATTGGGCATGGGCATCTTCATCCGCAGAAATAGAGGCGGTGGAGTTTGTCCTGCGCAAGTTCTTCACGCTGGAGGGTGATAGGTACGTGCAAGGCCGTATCCAAGAAGAGATTGCGGCCTACCGTGCAAAGTCAGAGACAAACGCACGAATCGCACATGAGCGAGAAACGATGCGTAAGGAAAAACGCACGAATCGTGCACAAGTCGTTAACGACTCGCCACCTAACCAAGAACCACTAACCATTAACCATAAAACACCTTCTGACGAAGGTGTAGCGCGCAAGCGCGCCGCACGCACTCCCGCACGCCCCGACGATGTTTCGGAGAGCGTCTGGCAGGACTTTCAGGCGATCCGCAAAGCAAAGCGGGCTCCCCTGACCGACACCGCACTGGAGGGCATTCGCCGCGAGGCCGCAAAGGCTGGATTGGGACTTGGCGACGCCATCGCCTACTGCTGCGAGGCTGGATGGCAGGGGTTCAACGCGGGCTGGTACGTCGACCGGCAGGGCAAGCGCACTGCGGCAGCGCCAAACAACACCCGCTACGCGGCAGCCGCCGCCACGATCTACGACGGAGTGAACCTGTGAACGATGTTGCAACCATGGCCCATGAGGCCGTGCGCGAAGCTGTGAGTCATCCGCGCGCAAAGCGCGAGGCGTCCCCGACCGTGCGCAAGCTGTTCGTTTTGCTGCACGGTGCATACGGCAGCCTGTTCCTGTCCAAGTACGCGACCGGAGAAAAGAGCGAGGCAGGCGGTGACAAGGGTGTGGCAGCCGCCATGCTGGTATGGGATGCCGCGCTGTCTCGCTTCACCCCTGATGTGATCGAAACCGGGGCCAAACGCCTGATGGCCGAAAGCCCCGAGTTCGCGCCCAACCTGCCGCAACTGGAAAAGGTGTGCGAGGCGATAACCCCACGCAAGACCTATGCCGAGGAAGCTGGTTTGCCGCGTCTTCCAGCGCCTGCGCCAGCGGCCCCGCTCAAAGTCGATTTCAGGAAACAGAACGACGGTAAAGACTGGGCGCGCTCAATCCTGGCCCGCGCAGAGGCTGGCGATAAGGTCCGCCCATACACGCTCCTGTCTGCCCGCCAAGCTCTTGGAATGGAAGGGAGGATGTCATGGCAATGACCCGCGAACAAGCCAACCACCTTCTCGATCTGGTCCGCGCTGGCGGTGATGTACCCGAGTCCGAAGTGCTGTTTGCCCTGTGGGTGACCGGCGATCTGTTTGCGGTGGATGCAAATGCATGACCGAACACGACAAGCAAGTCATCTGGATAGCCAGGCTTGCACAGGACCCCGGCTGGACTGCTTATGCCAAGGCAAGGAGTGCGGAGCTGGAGGAAATCTGGCCCGGGATCACGGCAGAGATCAGAGCCGAAATCGAGCGGCAGAAGTCATTGAACGTACTAAAGAAAGGTGGGGACTGTGAACGCATTTGAGTCTGTGCGCCAGCGCGTAGTGCCGATTGATGTGCATATGCCTGTGGAAAAGGTCGCGCCGCGCAAGGTTGCTCTGCCCAATGAGTTGCTGGCCTCGCGCAAGTGGCGCATTGGCGGTGCTCCGCATGTGGGTTGGTGGAAGGCCCGCCAGGGCATGGGCGCTACAGGATGGCGCTGGTGGAATGGATCTGTGTGGTCTCTGCCGGCATCGCCTGCTAAGACCGCCTCAGAAGCAGAAGCCCTGGCGCAGTTCCATGCAGACCGCAGCGCATCCATCGCCTGGTGCATGGACTGGCCCGAAGGTGCGCGAGTGCAGCGGATCAACCCCGAGACGGGGGAAGTGACTGGGGGTGCGGCATGAGCGATCCCGTATTCATCGCCGTACCTCACGGCATCGAGGCCATGGTGTGCACCGAGATTGCTGCACGTCAGTCCAAGGGGATTGCGAAGTACGGAACGACCGTTGCAGACAACCCTCTGAGCCTGCGCCAGTGGCTCCAGCACGCCTACGAAGAAGCCTTGGATCAGGCGATTTACTTGAAGCGGGCCATTGCAGAGATTGACGCGCAGGATGTTCCGTACATCGGCCCGGATCGTCGGGCGTGTGGGAATGACCTCGATGACATGGTGCGCGCAGGGCTGGGAGGGACGGAGTGAGCGAGCGAATCACCATTTCCTTGTGGGAGCCGGTACAGGCTCACAAAGCACTCATGCACGCCTGGACGCACGCCAAGGCCTGGCTGATGTCAGGGCATCGCCTGGTGCTGGAGGTGCGCCCCGAGAAGCGCAGCAGCCCGCAAAACCGGCGCTTGTGGGCCATGTTGCGCGACGTAAGCCGGCAGGTGGTGTGGCATGGCGGCAAACTCAGTGAAGAAGAATGGAAAGACATATTCACTGCGGCAATTAAGCGGCAGAAAGTTGTTCCAGGATTAGACGGCGGGTTTGTTGTTTGCGGCACTCGCACTTCGCAGATGACCAAGGCGGAGATGGCCGAACTGCAAGACTTAATTGAAGCGTTTGGCGCGCAGCATGAAGTGCGATTTAGTGCGTCAGAATATTGCGAATAACAGATATAATCTGATTATGGTTGTCGCGACCAAAATCGAAGTGCAAATACGTCAGCATCAATTTTGCCGTGGCCAATTTCGAGCCAATGCGACCGGCATTTTTGGTGCTGACTTTTTTGTGAGCGATATGGCTACTACACGGGCTTATGACTTGATGGGACGCCGCTTTGAGCGTTTGTTGGTTGTGGAGCGCGCAGGCTCAACGGCTAACCGCATGGCTCTGTGGCGATGCGTGTGTGATTGTGGCGGCGAGAAGACCACCACCACCCGCAACTTGACCAGCGGTGCGGCGCAATCGTGCGGCTGCTATCACAAAGAGCGCTCGGCGGAAGCGTGCAGGGCGCGGTTGTTGAAACATGGGCATACCGCTGGCGGTAACTCGCGCACCTATCGCATTTGGGCAAATATGGTGAGCCGTTGCACAAATGAGAAATTCGATTCCTATCCGTATTACGGTGGCAGGGGCATTGTTGTTTGCGATAGATGGAGGGAATTCACTTTGTTCCTCGAAGACATGGGCGAGGCGCCAGCGGGCATGTCTATCGATAGAGTGGATTCAAATGGGCCATATGCGCTTGAAAACTGCCGATGGGCTAGCAAGACGCAGCAAGCGAACAACCGCAGAGGAAACGTTATTCTTAATATCGATAGCGAATCAATGACGGTGGCGCAATGGGCGCTACGAGATGGCGCTGCGCCTGCAAAGACGATCTACGACCGAATGGCGCGCGGGTGGGGGCACAAAGATGCTGTATTTGCGCCAAAGCGTAGGTAGCCGCCTGCTGACAGCGGCGTGGAGCCGGGTACATGGTCAACACGTCGAAGTGCTGCCGGCGCTGGACGGCCACGGCGTTGACCTGGTGCCGGCCCGAACGTCGAAGCTGACGAAGGCTGAGTGCGCCGACCTATGCACTTTTATCGAAGCTTGGGGCGCAGAGCATGGCGTGCGCTTCACGGCGCCGGTAGGGAGGGAGCAATGAGAGACCGCATCGTGTTTGACGCCAAGGTGTCGGACAAGAAGATTCTGATGGTGCCAACCGAAACCATTGTCGGCACCCCATACAACCCGAAGGCGCGCACGCAAGAGGGCGCCAAGCTGCGCCGATTGGCTGATTCGGTGCAGCGCTACGGGCTGATTCAGCCGCTGCTGATTACCACCGAGCGCGACCTTGTGGACGGCAATCGCCGGCTGGCTGCTGCCAAGCTGGCAGGGCTGCCGCTGGTTGAGTGCATCGTCCTGCCCGAAGGCGTGGACAAAGACAAGGTGTTTTGCGAGGTCAACACCACGGCGGAAAAGATCGGCGGTAAAGGCTGGCTGGAAGCGTGCCGGCACGGCTACAAGACCCCGCCAGCACGCGAGAAGGCCATGTATGACGAGCTACTGCGACTAGTGGGCACCTACGGCATCGACATGCTGATCGCCCACAAGCTGGGGCTGAACATCTTGCCTTTATGCAAGGACGTGCGCTCGCTGGGCCTGCCCGTGCGGCTTGACGAGCTGATCCTGAAGGTTGCCGAGCGCAAGCTGACCAATCGCATCAATGCCATCCGCCGCAGTGATATGCCCGTGGACGGCAAGGTGCAGCAGATCATGGGGCTGCTGGCATGACCTTTCGTCGCACCCGCTGCCCCCACTGCAAAGGCAAGCTCGACCAAGGCCAGCGCATTCATCCAGAGTGCATCGAGTCCTGGGCAGATGCCCAGCAAGCCAAGAAGGAGCGCGCCGAAGCCAAGGCCGCCCGAGCTGCTGCGAAGGTAGAGAGGGCAGAGACGCGCAGGAGGAAGGAGGCCATCAAGACCATCCCCGAACTCATCAAGGAGGCCCAGCATGCATTCAACGCATACATCCGTGCGAGAGACGCTCACCAGCCGTGCATTTGTTGTGGACGGCCACTTGGTGATGGTGACGTGGGAGGAGCCTTTGACTGCGGACATTACCGCTCTACAGGAAGCGCTTCGCACTTGCGTTTCGATGAGCGCAACGCCCACGCGCAGCGAAAGCAGTGCAACCGCTGGGGCGCAGGGCGCGCGGTTGACTACCGCATTGGACTCGTTGCGCGTATCGGCGGCGAGGCTGTTGAGGCCCTGGAGTCTGACAACACGCCGCGCAAGTGGACCCGCGAAGAGCTGATAGCCATCCGCGACGAATACAGAGCCAAGCTCAAGGAACTGAAGAAGTGAGAAAACGCTGCAAGCGAAAAGTATGGGCCAAGGTAGACCCAATCCAGCACGCCATCGCTGGTGCCCGCGTGGCCGATGACAAGCTTCTGAACGAGTTACGCATTCGTGAGCTCGCAGCTATCGAGGCATTCCGCACCGGTACAGCAGGACTGCAGGAGTGGGCCGATATG